TAAACGATCAGGTTATGATTTTAATACGTTGGGAGAAGAACGGCGAGTAGTTTTGCCAGCCGACATACTTGCAATTATAACGGAAGCAGAAGCTCACGATATGGTTTCGTGGATTAAAAAGAAGGAGTCTGAAGCATGAGTGAAAAAGAAGTAGTTGAAGATGCAGTTGAAGAAGTTGAAGAGGTAGTAACCGACACCGACCCCATCGAGGCATTAGCCTCAAGCATGGGATATAACCCCGATTGGGAGGGTGACGAAAAAGATCGAGTTAGCGCAGAGGAGTATATTCGGCGCGGAGACAGGATCAACAGGCAAGCCTCTAAAGACATTAAGGAACTAAAAACGCAATTAGGCGGATATGACGCACGAATGCAAGAGATTGCAGTTAATTCGTCTAGGCAAATGAAAGCAGCTTTAGATTCTCAGAGAGCAAGGTTAACCGAAGAGCGCAATAACGCTGTAGAAGTCGGAGACACCGAAACATTCAACAAAGTACAAACAGCAATAGATAACTTAGAACCTGAACCCACTTATACGCCAAACCCTGAAAAGGCTAAAACGGAAAGGATGGAGGCGGAGTTTCAAAGCCGAAACAACTGGTATCAAGGAGATTCTCCCAAAGAATTAGCCATGACAGCATTTGCCTTGCAGGTATCTAGTGCATTAGGCTCTAGCAATAAGCAGTACTCACCTGAAGAATACTTTAAAAAGATTGAAGACGCTGTGTCAGCGCAATACCCAGAGCAGTTTGCTAATCCAAGTCATAAACCAACACAAGTATCCCCAACATCAGCACCCAAAGCAAAGGGAAAGACAGTTTGGGATAATATGTTAGTTGAATACCCTGAAGCACAAGAAATCTTTAATGATTTTGTTTCAGATGGTACGTTTAAAGACAATTCAGCAGATAAAGAAAAATACGCAAAAGGAGTAATGGCATAATGACTACAGCATCAAAAAGTAAAAGAAAAACATCATCTAAACCAGAACAAAGACGGCGATCCCAAACTAGAAACATAGGAAACAGCCGATCTCAATTGAATACTGATGACATACCCGGATACTCATCTAGGTGGGTCAATGATGATGGTAATAAAATCCACGTAATGACGGTAGAGGATGATTGGGAGTTTACATATCCAAAAGATTTCCCAAATTCAGTGGTTTCCGTGGGTGACGCTGATATAACCAATACCGACACATTAGGAGAAAAAATTTCACGCCCCGTAGGAGCTGTCGGGCGAAGTCAATCAAATGCTACCGCTTTTTTATTAAAGAAAAAGCAAAAGTACTTTGACGCAGATTTCAAAACAAGGATGGACGCAATTACTGAAAAAGAATCTCAGTTAAGACCAGACACCTTTGATGACAGCAACGCACGAGGTACTCTAAAAATTAAATAATATGGAGGCCAATAATGGCTAACACAGACCGACCACAAGGTCTACGCGCAGTCCGTCAATCTGACGGCGGCGTAATAACCCCTGTGAATAAATACTACGTAGACGCATCTAACTCAGCCGCTATTTTTATAGGCGACAAAGTTAAGCAAGAAGCTGATGGCAATATTGCATTAGCTGGAGCTGGTGATGTAGCTGTTGGTGTTCTTGCTTCGATAGAAGGTGATTACGATAATTTAAGTCGTAGACACGTTCTTGCAAGCACGGCATACACAGTTATGGTAAATGATAGTCCCGACACAATTTTTCAAATTCAGGAAATTGACGGCGGAACTGCTTTTACATCAGCAGACGTTGGTATGCTAGCAGACACTACTACTACTACTGGCAATACTACATCAGGCATATCTCGACAGGAAATTGACTCAGCAACAGAAGCAACTGGTTCTGGCTCTTTACGATTGTTGCGACTTGTTGACTCAGAAGATAACGCATATGGCGATAATGCCACATGGGAAGTCACCATTAACGAACATCAATACCGCAGCATAAGCGGCGACGGAGTATAGGCAATGGCAATTAGTACTCAATCCCACCCTAAACTTCTATGGCCGGGTCAAAAAGAAATATGGGGCGACTATTTTTATAATCGTCAACCGTCTGAATATGACAAGATTTTTAAAGTTATAAACTCAGATAAAGCATTTGAAGAGATGACAGGTATTACAGGCTTCGGTCTTGCTCCTGTTAAATCTCAGGGTGCATCATTGGTATTTGATACTGAACAGCAAGGTTATACGCAGCGGTTTACTAACGTTTCGTATGCTCTAGGCTATCAAGTAACTCGTGAAGAGCTGGAGGACAACTTGTATAAGCAAGTTACTTCTGCTCGCAACCCTGCGTTAGCTCGATCTATGCGTCAGACTATAGAGACTGTATGTGCGAATCATTTGAATCGCTCAGAAGACTCTAGCTACACATGGGCTGATGGCGTTGAGCTTCTTTCTAGTGCGCATCCTAATGTAAACGGCGGAACTTGGGCAAATGAATTGTCCACCCCTGCTGATTTATCTGAATCTTCTTTAGAAGATGTTTGCATTTTGATTGACAAAGCTACAGATGATCGCGGCTTAATCTTGCAGTTACGCCCTGAAAAATTAGTAATACATCCTAATGATCGATTTACAGCCAAACGCATACTTGAGTCTGACCTTCAGAACGATACTGCGAATAATGCTAAAAATGTGGTTTCTGGTATGTTTACTGGTTTTGAAGTTAACCATTATCTTGATGATACCGATGCGTTCTATGTAACGACTGACGTACCACACGGATTGGTTTTCTTAGAGCGAACTACTGCTGATGTTGAACAGGATCATGATTTTGCAACTAAAAACACTTTAGTTTCAGGATTCATGCGTAACAGCTCTGGAGTTGTTGACTCCCGTGGTGTATACGGTTCAGAAGGCGCAGCTTAAACCTTGATAGGGGGGGTGTAAGCCCCCTCTTTCATTTAACTATTCGCACCCTGAAACACGGATAATGCGAAAAAGGTAAAATTATGAGCAAAACAATTTATCGAGTAAAAGGCCCGAATGGAGCAGATTTTAAAGTAGTAGATGATGCAGGAACTACTGAAGTTTATGCTGGTTCATCATTGGTTTCATCTAGTAATTCTTCTACGTCAGTAACAGCAGGGGTAACTCTTGATGCTGCTGATAGTGGAAAAACTATTTTTTTAGCTGATGCGGCATCGGGTAATGTAACACTTCCAGCAGTAACAACTGTTGGTTGGAAGGCTAGGGTACAATGTGCTTTTGCTATCACAACTTCCTCTGCTGTTCTTTCAGCCGAGGGAGACAATATTACAGGTACTCTTGTAGTTAATGGAGCCACTGTATTAGCTATAGCAGAAGATCAAATTAACTTTATTTTAAATTTAGCTGAAATTGGTGATTATGTAGATTTTGTCAGTGATGGAAGCAAATGGATTGTTAATGGTATTGGTGGAGCAGGTGGCTCTATTACCGCTACTGACCCTTCTTAGTAAAAAGTAATTTAGATAACCCTACGTACAAGGACGTGCGTAGGCTCTTATCTCTTACCCTTACGGGTAATCAAATTAAAAAAGATAGTGTATTACACGGCTCTACAGAAGCCTTGAAAAGCTATCTTTGATTATATCTAGTTTAGTATTCAAGATAATATTTATATATTAATTTTAAATTCTAGATACTTTTATTATTTTAAATAACACGGAAACAAAAAAATGGCTAATACAATAACCACAGTAAAGTTGCAGGATAACGCTAAGTGGGCGATTATAAAATATAATCTTACTTCAGACGGCACAGAAGAAGCTGCTTCAGTTTTATTTGATGCTTCTGCTTTTACAGGAGGAGGGGTCACTTCTACTAGTTTGTCTATCTATAAGATTACGGCAACTTTAAATGGAGTCTCTCAAGGACAATTATTTTTTGATGCAGATGCCAATTTACCAGCGTGGACGCTTGAAGATGGCACAACAAATCTTGATTTTTCTGATATAGGTGGAATACCAAACCCTACAGGCACTGGAAAAACAGGAGACATACTAATTACAACTTTAGGATTAGTATCAGGCGATTATATTAGCATAATTCTTAAGTTGAAGAAAAAGTAAATGCCTCAACGCGGAGGATATAGGCGAGGCCAACATTTAGTTAATTGCTCTCGCTGTTCCATGTCTTATTACGAATCTCAGACTGCTCAAGAGTGGACTGGCGATATTGTATGTAAAGGCGCAGGAACAAGAGACTGTTACGAACCGAGAAGTTCTATCGACTTTATTCGATCCGTAGTAGATCAACAGGGTGTTCAGAATGCTAGAACACGAAATAACATAGGATTAAATGGAGCATCGCTTTCTCTTCCATCTGATTTGTATGTTCAAGGCGGCTATATGGCTCCGGGATATGTAGTATGAGCACAATTGTAACAAGATCAGGCAAGGGAACTCTTTTAACTCATGACGAGTTAGATGCTAACTTTGCAAATTTAAACGCAGATAAGTTAGAATCTACAGCTTTTGACACGTTTTCTGAACTAGACACACTAGTTGCTGATGTGTCTCTTATTCATAAAACGGATACAGCAACTTTAACAAATAAAACTCTGACTGCTCCCGTTCTTACGGCCCCAGCACTAGGCACCCCTGCTAGCGGCGTAATGACTAACGTTACGGGTACGGCGGCAAATCTTACAGCGGGCACTGTAACTACTAATGCTAACCTTACAGGGCATGTGACCTCTTCAGGTAATGCAGCGGTATTGGGTTCATTTACAGTTGCACAATTAAATACGGCGGTATCTAACGAAACGATGGTTGGAAGGGCAACCACCGATACGCTAACAAATAAAACGTTAACAGCGCCAACCCTAACTACTCCAGCCTTGGGTACACCCGCAAGCGGTGTAATGACTAATGCTACAGGAACGGCAGCAAATTTAACTTCTGGAAATGTAACTACTAACGCAAACTTAACAGGTCATGTAACTTCTTCAGGAAACGCAGCAGTATTAGGTTCATTTACAGTAGCTCAATTAAATACAGCCGTATCTAATGAAACGATGGTTGGTAGAGCTACTACTGACACTTTAACTAACAAAACTCTTACTGCCCCTACTTTAACTACACCGGCACTAGGAACTCCTGCTTCTGGTGTTATGACTAATGTTACAGGTATTCCTGTTTCAGCACTCGCTAACGGTACTGATGGTGAGTTAATTACATGGAATGCCTCTGGTGTTGCTGCGGCGGTTGCTGTTGGTAGTGAGGATCAAGTTTTAACATCCAATGGGGCTGGTGCAGCACCAACATTTCAGGCTGCTGGTGGTAGTGGTGGTTTAGACATTTACGACATTCAACTAATGGGTATATAACATGGCAGCAACTATTGGACATTTATCGGGAAGCACAGACGGTTTGCCCGTCTTGGTGGCGGCTACTGGAACAGCCGGAACAACTATTCACACCGCTATAAATGCAACAGATCAGATAGACATGGTTCATCTCTACGCCGCGAACAACCACACAGCAGCGGTAGCAATAACTATTGAGTGGGGAGTTGCCACAGCTACTTCAAATATAGTAGTGACGGTGCCAGCAGACTCAGGCTTACTCAGACTAACACCTAAGAGTGGTTTGCCACTACAAAATAGTAAAGTAGTAAAAATATTTGCCGCTACGGCTAACGTAATTGCTATTACTGGACATGTAGTAAGAAGTACGGCAGCTCAGGCTTTTAACTAATGGGCAGGTCTTCCCAGCTAGTCTCTTTCCCGTACGGCCCCCCGACAACTATAACGCCTATAACATTAGACGCAGGAATTGCAGCAGGAAAGTGGATTGCAAGCACTCGCGGTAACTATCAAGACGAGGGTTTAGGGACTGAGTATGATTTATCCACAACACTGCTTGAACCGGACTTGAGCGGCACTTATGTGGATTCTCTTGGGTGGTCGCCTTACAACAGCGGCGGGGAGACATTTATACGTTTCTGGAACTCTACCCCAGTCTCTGGAACTTGGCCTACATGCACATATAACGTAGGAATAACAGAGGGTTTATCTTACGTGCAGTATGTCTGGTGTCGTTTTAATGGACATTCCACTGGACTCCAACTTGCTAAAACATCAACGGTTACAAGTGTTCCTGACTATAACGACGGGACACTACTAATTTCACTTAATGCTACAGGGGATCTCAGAATAGGCGAATGGGATAACGGGGGTGCTGGTGGCGCGGGTAAAATCTCCGGCGCGGGTAACTTTTCTCTTTCGGCAGCAACCACCTTAGTTGCTGATCTTCAGATTGATGTAGACGATGTGAATCTACCTTTTTGTTTGTATAGGTATTAAGATGATAAAAATCGGATTTAACACTGCTGGCGAACAGATGAATACCAATCTTACGACTCAATCTGAGTCTGAGGATGCTTTATTGGATGTTTACCCTACGATAGTGGAGTTTAGAGAATTAGACCACGGCGATCTTATAAATAAAAGGAGGCCGCTAACGTTAGTTGGTGGCGTAATAACCGAAGCGCCACCACCAACAGAAGAAGAATTAGCAGCGATAAGATTAGATCAGCTAAAACTCTACACAGAAGAATCAGGCTTACGTCACGGGTGCGGCATTTTAGACCCGCTCACCGGAGAGCCAAGCGGTGACAGCAATGCACCTATTGGAGTTATCCGACAGCAGACAGGGCAAGCAAGGAACCATCTTGTTTATTTAAAACTCGATGGCACTGAAGCCCAAAAGGTTTCAGCAGGTAATTGCCAGGCGGTTGAAGAGAATCTATCACTAGTAGTTGCACAAACTATATTAGCTGTCCAAGCAGGTACCATCACGACTAAAGTAGAGATTGATGAAATTATTAACGCAGTTAACCTGTCTTATACCTAATTATAAATTCTATGCTTAAGTTTCTTTAAAAAAGTATTGCGTCAGCTAAGGAATAATAAACAATGATAAAATTTTTAAACAGTAAGGAAGTATAAATGTCAAAATCTAATTCATTTGATTTTAACCAAAATAGACTTTCTTTAATTTCAGATGCTTTTGTTCAGGCCGGAATTTTGCGACCTGAAGAATCTCCTAAATCTAACGAGGGTAATTTTGCAGCTAGAACTTTAAATAGAATGCTAAAAGCATTTCAAGCAGATGGGTTACATCTTTTTGCTCAAAGAAATGCTACTGTTTTTATGGAAAAAGACAAAACTCAATATAAACTTGGGCCTAGTGGAGATAATGCCACTGAATCTTTTTCTTCAACAGCTATAAGAATAGCTGCAGCATCTACTAACACTGCAATAGAAGTAGACACTACTGTAGGAATGACTGCATCAGATTATATAGGCATTGAAATAGACGATGGAACAATGCACTGGACAACAATAGCCTCTGTTACAGATTCAGATACCGTAGTATTAACAGCAGGTGTTGATGGGCTGGTATCAGTAGATAATGTTGTTTACTGGTATACAAATAAAATTCAAAGGCCATTAAATATTATACATTCATCCTATCATTTTAATGGAAATGATACTCGTATGTATGAAATAGCAAAGTCAGAATATCTTAATATTTCTGATAAAAATACAGAAACTCACCCTACTGAATATTATTTTGATAAACAATTAACTAACGCAGAGTTAAATGTATTTGGTGAGCCTAATAATGTTACAGGATATATTAAAATTTCTGCTCAATTTCCTTTTGATGATATGGACTCAGCTACAGATACTTTAGCGTTTCCTTCAGAATGGATAGAATGTATACATTTAGGTTTATCTTATAGATTAGCAACCGCATATCGACCAAAAGACCCAAAGACAATAATCCTCAAGTCTGACTCAGAACAAGCTCTTGAAAGAGTAAAAGGTTTTGATGAAGAACGCTCCGATATTAACATACAACCGAGTAGACAATGGCTCCGAGAATAACAGGAAATCCAGATTGGCAGTTCTTTAAGAACGATGGCTCAGTCAACGCAAGTGGTACTCTTACTTTTTATAGTGCGGGCACTACTACTCCAAAAACTATATATAAAACAACAAGCACAGGAGGGGCAGTTCACAACAACCCCCTAACATTAGGAAGTGACGGAAGAGCCTCTTCTCCTATATTTACAGATGGAATTTACGACATACTGGTAAAAGACAGTGATGGAAGCACTTTAGAGTCTCTTTCAAGCTATGGCGATAACAATACTGCTATAGCAACAGATTTAAACAACCTAATACAGAACGCCTCGTTTGAAATAGATGCTAATTCTAACGGTGTTGCTGATAACTGGACTGAGACTGAACACGCTAATATATCAATAGCAAGGAGCACGGCTGCTCCCGCCCACGGTATAGCACATCAACGCTTTACTGTTAGTGGGGCTGGAACAGCATCATGCTTGAGTTCATTATTTGAAGTATCAAACCTTACTACACTTAAAGGTTCCATGCTGATCGATACATCAGCCGCTACTTTGCAGGTTAAAGTTTATATTAATATATATAACGCAGCTCAAAGTTTATTGTCAAGTCAAGCAATATATAGCTCCACATCAAACCCAACTGCTTTTGCAGAAAAACAATTTTCTGATATTCTTATTGGAACTCACCAGTCTACAGGTAGGTATGCGGCGCTTAAAATAGAGGTTGCAGATAATAGCGCAACAGGAACAGTAGACTTTGATGGTATTGAACTATATAAAGTTTCAGCCTCTGGGGATACTTCAATAGTTCCTCAAGGCTTTGTTTTATCAACTGATACAGATACTTCACACGATTTAAATATTACTTCTGGACGATGTAAGGCTACAGACGGTTTGTACGATATAATTCTTGATAGTGAAATAACAAAAAAAATAGACGCTACATGGGCGGCAGGTAATGATGCTGGTGGATGGGAGTCTGGAACATCAATACCCACATCAGGTATTATTTATGTTTGGGTTATAGCCTCATCTACTACAGGTGTTGTTGATGTTATATTTTCTTTATCTGCCACCAGCCCAGCTATGCCTAGCGGTTATGATAAGAAACGTAGAATACTATCGTGGCCTACAGATGCATCAGATAATCTACTACCTGCAATTCATGATGGTTTAGATGGAGTATACTTAACTGAAAGAATATCAGATTTAGCAGATTCAAGTCTTGTAAATGATAGAGAGGAAACTGGTACATTTTTATGCCCTGCGCTTGGTCTTTATATTTTTTCCTGCCAAGTAAACGCTAGTAGCGACCATTCCCAATTTTTTGTTGGCACCATGCAAACTTCTGCTGGTGCTGGAGATTATTATTTTTTTATGGGTGTAGAAACTGCTGGCACAGATGAGTTAGCGGGTTTTGCTTTTGAAAAAGTAGATGCTAACAGGCAGATGAGGTATGTGGCTAATTTTGCTGGGGGTGCAGACCATAGCGTAACATTTTTTGCTAAAGGTTATAGAGATTTAGGACGGAATTTATTATGAGTCACATAACTAGAGTATATATAACAAGCGGAAAAGTTGCTGTTAAAGGTCACGATCCAAAGCCGGTTGACGGAACTGTAGATATTGAAACTCCTATGCCGAGTGATTTTAATATATCTAAAAAACCTTATCTATGGGATTTTGTAGGATTATCGTGGATTTTAGATCAAGCATCTATAGACGTTAAAAAAACTAAAATAGCATTAAAAAACCAAAAAGTTGACGATGGGATTGAAACTAATTCAATTACCCAAGCATTGTTAGATAATCCCTCAACTAACTGGAACGACCCTGATGGTGATATTTTAAAAATACTTGTCAATATTGCAAACAAACTTACGGTTGATACCAGATGATGGAATTTCCGTTTATTGGCGGAACCGAATCTGGCGATACAGCTATAGACCCGCAAAGAACCATAAACTTAATCCCAGAAGTGGGTCAAACTGGCGCGGGTGCGTCATTAATAGGATTTTACGGTGATAGCAAGTACGCAACTATAGGAGTTGGCCCAGCAAGGGCTGCACAGACATTTCAAGATCATATGATCTATATTAGTGGCTCTGTTGTGCATAAAATTACTAAAGGCGGTGGAGTTGCCGTAATAGGTAATATGGGGACATCCTCAGGTGATGTTGAAATAGCTGAAAATGGTTTACAATTAGTTATTGTTGATGGTCAAGATGGTTGGATTTGGGATGGGTATATTTTTTCTCAAATAACAGATTCAATATTTATACAGCTTAATTCTGATAGTGTGACTTATTTAGATAGTGCTTTTTGGGTTAATAGACCCGGAACTGGTCAATTTTATGGATCAAACGTATTAGATGCTTCTACATGGACTGCTACAAAGTTAGCTTCAGCAGAGTATAAGTCTGATAACATAACAAAAATATGGACAGACAGAGAGCTAATGATAGGCGGAGACACTACCGTGCAAGTCTATTACAACTCTGGAGCTAGTCCAATGCCTATGGAGCCTTTGCGTCAAGGTAGAATGATATACGGAATAGCCGCTAAAAAATCGGTGCAACTTGTAGATAATACAACCCACGCACTATTTAAGGATAAGAATGGAGGAGTATTTGTAGGAAAGCTTAATGGCTATAATATGCAGCGTATTTCAACTAGAGCACTAGAGCGATATTGGTATGAAATAGATTATGAAGATTCTTACTCAATGGCTTTGCATTTAGGAGGGCATGAGCTGTATATTATAACATTTCCTTTAGCCGACACAGGTAAAGGTAGAACCTTTGGTTATGAAGCAGAAACTAAATTATGGTTTGAGCTAGGTAATTATGAGCCATCAATAAGTAATTTTGGAAAATATCATGCAAAAACTCATACTTTTTTTGATGGCAAAAATATAATTGGTAGTGATAATGGTGATTTATTTTTTTTAGATAAGGACTCTTATACTTATAACGGGAAGCCCAACATAGCTCAAAGGACTTGCGCAGTAATTAACAATGATAGAGATCGATTGTTTTTTGAAAAAATTGAATTTGATATGGAAGTTGGTAAAGGATTAAATAGTGGACAAGGAAGTAATCCGCTGATGCGCTTAGAAATATCAGATGATGGAGGTATCACTTATGACGCTTTTAGAGAAATTAGTATTGGCAAACAAGGTGAATACAAATATCGACCACAGGAGCATCAACTGGGGTCGAGTTGTGACAGGGTTTTTAGGGTTACAATATCCGACCCAGTGCCTCGCAAATTTTTTGGAGCGTTTGTTTCGTAATGGGTGTTAAATTTGAAACTCCACCGAACATCGGAACAAATGTAGATGAAAACGGTAACGTAATATTTACGCCCGCTGAATTTGCTGAATTAATGATTTGGTTAGAGAGGTTTAAGGATTTTGTTGCCAACAATTACGATTAGTCAGATAGAACGTTTTGATGCTTTGTACCCTCACTACGAGAACGGGCATTTCTTGGGCCTTCCTTTAGGATGGACACCAACCAAGTTTAATGATTTCCTTTGTAATATCAGACATATATACGCTTTTCATGGAATCTGTTATAACGGAGAATTAATTGCCGTGGTTCACATAGTGAAAGCCGATGGTGTCAAAAATGTTTCAGCGACTTGGTTCACTGAGTCTAAACGTAAGCGGGCCACCTCGTTAAAGGAGTTTATTAATAAATCGGAATTTGATATGGTAATGTTTGCAACATCAGAGGAATCAGACGGATTTTTCGCTCTAGCAAGGCGTGGAATAGTCAACTTTCAAGGGAAATACAATAACATGAATGAATTTACAGCATGAGTACCTTTAAAAAATTGATTGGAGCCGCAAAGGTTGGAACTGGTCTTTATACCGGGAATCCCAGCATGGCTATATCTGGAGCATCAGATATTGTAGCAGATGGCCCAAAAACACACACTTCCGGCGGTAGAACCTATCCTATCCAGAGTTCGACTTATGGAATGGCCTCAGAAGCTAATCGACAAATAGGTGATGGATTAAAGGAATCTCAGGATGCTTACGATGAGGATACTACGCTCGCCCTGCAAGCCTACGAGGAGGGGGAGATTGAGGCATCAGATGAAATTCTAACAGGTTTGGGAATGTCCATAGAGGAAAGGACTAAGTTCTTCGACATAGCTAAGGATAATGTTCAGTGGGTTGTTGACTTTGGTCAAGCCAGAAAGGGCAACTACAGCGAGAACATGCGGTCAGCAGAAGATGCTATGGGTCAGTCTAAACAATTCCTTAATCAATACAAAGAGCTAATATTTAACCCTGATTCAATTTATGACTCCGAGGTTTACAAATCAATTAAAGATAGAACTGTAAAAGAGTGGGGCAACTTCTACTCTGGAAAAGGTTTACTGGGTGGTAACGCTCAAGAAGCTATGGTAGATAGAATTTCAGATGGTGCCTATAACTACCTAACTGGCGAACGAAACGCAGCTCTACAGGGTATGCAGGGCGCAGGATCAATTTCG